ACAACCACAGAAGATTATAGATGTTTATAAAAAGTATACTCCTCGATGGATGAAGATAGAAACGGTTGCATACCAGGAAGCCTTGAGGGCAACAGTTAGAGACCTAATGAGACAGCAAGATTTACATATTCCAGGATTAGAGAGGGGTGTTAAGCCCAGAAACCCTAAAAGTGAAAGGCTGTTATCGTTAGTTCCATTACTTGCACGTGGTAAGTTCTTTTTTAGAGATGAGGATATTGAGGCACAGGGTGAGTTTTTAAGTTACCCCAGGGGTAAGTATGATGATGTGATGGATGCTATTTGGACTGCATTAGAGAATGCAAGACCATGTAGGATAAAAGAGATACCAACAGAAGAGTCAAAGGCTCGGAGTATTAAGAAATTAATAGATTGGATGACTTTATAATGCAGGAAGAACAAAATCCCATAATTCAAGAAACACAAGAACTTTTTAGATTATACTCAGACAAAAGAACCACCTGGGGAGAACATGCCCAGGAAGATAGAGAGTTTAGGCTTGGAAAACAATGGACGCAAGAACAGATTGAATTGCTGAAATCAAGAGGGCAGGCTCCTATAGTGGTGAATAGAATACACCCTGCGGTTGAAACGGCAAAAGCGTTTTTAACCTCAAGGAATCCAAGTTTTAAAATATTTTCAAAAGAGGATAGTGATACAAAAACAAGTACTGCTTTTACTGCTTTGTTGGAACATATCTGGCATGCGAGTAGTGGCAATATGGAATTACGACAATCGGTTGACGATTACTACGTTATCGGTATGGGATGCTTGTTGGGATATATTGATCCAATGAAAGATATGGGTAAAGGCGAGGTGTGTATTAAAAGCATTGATCCGCTTGACGTATATATTGACCCCAACTCCAGAGACCCGTTTTGTGATGATGCCAGTATATAATTATATCTAAATTAATTACAAAGTATCAGGCAGCACAAATGGTACCCATGTTTGAAGAACAGTTTAGGTCTGCCAATGGAGATATGTTTTCCGACAGACCCACTACGGAACGTGGAGACGGTGGAGAATTAACATTTCCCGAAGATGCCGAAACCAAGACAGAGAGTGGTGGTGATACGTATATTCGTTGGTATGAACGTTATGCTAAAACATTAACGAGACGTTATCGTGTATATGAGAAGTTTTCTGGTAGAGAGGATGTAATGCCAGATGAAGAGTTTAAGGGTTATGTTCAGAGACCCGCATGGATAATTAACGGACAGGTGGTTACAAACCAACAAAAAGCCATGCAGGCAATACAAATGCTGACAAAGCAGTATGAGATGCAGTTATTGCAATATCAGCAACAGAAAGAAACGTTTGCTGCCGGTGTGGGAGAAGATGAATATGCAAGAGATCAAGGTTTTGATGGCACGGAGGTTAATCCACAAATGCCACAAATGCCACAGAAGCCAGAGATAGAGCAGGTTACTTTTATGCGATTGATACAGGCAGGACAAATTGATGTGGTTATTATACCCGCATGGAGATTTACCAAGTATGTTATTGTGGGAGACACGCTTTTGTATGAATTGGTATTACCCACTGAGTTTTGTCCTTTAGTTGTTATGAAAAATCTTGATACAAGAACTCCTTACCCTACGTCTGATGTTAGAATGGTAAAGAATTTACAAGAATATATAAACAAAACACGTTCTTTAATTATAGCACATGCTGCCACATCTACCAATACAAAGATTTTAATACCTGAGGGTTCGGTAGTCATAGAAGAGTTTGAGCGTAAATGGGCACAACCAGGTGTTGCAATCACCGTTGACATGGAATTTGGAGCACCAGTTCCAATTCAACCATTACCATTACCAAATGAGTTGTATCAAAACGAAAGAGATGCAAAGAATGATATCGACCATCAACTTGGTTTATATGAGTTTATGATGGGTAATCCACAAGGTGCACCAGATACTAATTCAGGAATGATGAATCTTGACGATTTTGGGAAAAGGAAGATTCGTTCTAAGTTGGATGATGTTGAGAATGCTCTGGTTAGACTGGGTAAGGTATTAATACCTTTGATGCAACAGTTATATACTACGGAAAAGATTGTACGCATTATAGAACCCAACAATGTAGAGTCAGAGTATATGGTAAACAAAAGAATGTATGATACGTTTGGGAATGTTACAGAGGTTTTGAATGATGTTTCAACGGGAACTTATGACATTATTGTGTCAGCAGGTTCGACCCTACCGAGTAATAGATTTGCACAGCTACAAATGTATGTAGATGCTTACGAGAAGGGTATAATTGACAGACAGGAAGTTTTAAAGAAAACAGATATTTTTGATAGCGAGGGTGTAATGCAGAGAATAGATGTTATTCAACAGCTTACATCGCAGTTACAACAATCACAAGAAGAAATAAAGGGACTACAGGGCGACCTACAAACCAGGGAGCGTGAAGCATATCATGCTAAACAGGAACTTGAGGTTGAGAAGTTCAAGAGTTCACTTGATAAGATTGGCAATAAAGCCCAGGCAAGCAGGCAAGTATACGAAAGTAGATTGCAGGATGCCGAAGCTGAAGTGAAAAAAAATGTTGCGGATTCAAAGAACGAGCAGCAAAAAACAATAAGAAAAGGGATTTCGTAATAGAATACCCCAAGGAGAAAAAATGCCAGAAAATTTAGTGGATACCCCCCAGAAAAAGGTAGAAAACCCTACTGAGAATTTTACTATTGATGACATTATCATGGGAAATCATTCCGAAGAAGCCGAGAAGGCTCTTGGTGCTGAAGAAGAGGTTCCCGCAGAAACACCTAAAGTTGAAGATGCTACTTATCAGTATTGGCAAAGCCAGGCTGATAAGCGAGAAAACGAGAACAAAGAGTTGCGTGCACAACTTACCCAGATGAATAACAAACTTACTGACACCATTGAGAGGATTTCTACACCCGTAGAAAAACCCGAACCCGTGGACAGTGAGGGTAAGTTTCCACCGCCCCCAGCGAAACCGGTAGTCCCAACAAATTATTCGGAAGAAGAAGCTACAAGTGATCCTAATTCTACAAGTGCTAATTATGTGCGTAATGCACAAGAATGGTACGATAATATGATTAGATACAATGAGCTAAAAGCCGAATATGCCAACAAACGTGTTGATGAATTTTTGGAAAAGCAGAAAGAGAGAGATACTCAGGCTCAAGCCAAAGAGGCACAACGCAAGAAAACGGCAAAACATCTTGCGGGAGTTGCAGATTTAGTGCAACAGCAATATGGGGCTACTAATGAACAGGCCATTGAGTTTGTAAAAACGATGTCAAGCCCAGATTCTGTATCGTTGGAAAACCTGTGGAAATTATACTCGTTACAGACGGGAGTGCAGGCAAGCGGACAGATGCGTCCAAGCGGTTCGTTCAATCAGTCTAAAACAGCACAGGCAGTTCCTGTGCCGTTAGGCGTTATGCCCTCAAGCGATAAGAATCGTTTTAAGAGTGTGGAACAAATTGTTATGGACGATATGATACAGGACTACAATAAAAGTAATCCTTTTAAATAATAAAAATTAGGAGACTAAAAAATGGCTACTCGATATACAAGTTCTTTCAATGACACCCTTAGTAGCGGTGTGTCTATTGATAGTACAAGAAGGACATTTAATTTCGGTGAGCGTATTGCAGAGTTAGCCCCTCAGCAATCCCCATTTTTTGTATACTTACAGAAAGTGGCCCGAAGTGTTACTGACGACCCTGTGTTTAAGTTGCTTGAGCAACGACATCAGTGGCAAAGACGTAACTTTGAAGTTGAAGAGGCTTGGGATCCGGGTGCAGAGGTAATTGGGACTGCTTGTGATGCCAGTGACGACCTTCATATTAGTTGTAAATATGACAAGTATGGAAGAACTACCACAACCGATAACCCCTGTTATTTCATTCTGCCAGGGCAAGTAATTGCAATAAGGGATGATGCTGGCGACGTTAAACGTTTTAGACTTTTAGCAACTGCAACGGTTGAAACAAAAGCAGGTGCTGCCGCAACCGATGGGACCTATATTTGTCACGACACGACTGATTTGCATACTGAAATTACCGGTGAGTGTTTGATTCCTATTCAGACAGTTGATGATGCCGATGCGTTTGCTGCTGGGAACAAGGGACAGGTTATTGGTTCTGCGTGGGCTGAAGGTTCGACTGCTCCCGAAGGTTGGGAAGACAAGTTTTATGACAGAGAAGGTTATTGTCAGATATTTAAAACTGCAATTAATCTATTCTCTGGAACAGCACTTGCAACCCGCTATCGTGGTGTGGCAAACGAGTATCGTAGATCATGGCAAGAAAAACTTATGGAACATAAGATGGATATTGAACATGCTGTCTTATTTGGTGTTGGTGCTGCTGCAACAGAAACAGCAGCAACTACTGCTCCCGTAAGGTACACTTGGGGTATTCTACCTTATACTGAAAGCTATGGTAAAATTTACAACTTTAGTTATGCTGCAAGTGGATATGATGCATTCCTCGATGCAATGGAAGACTATTTCGCTCCAGAGAGTGGAAATAGTGGTGCGAAACTCGTGCTTGCTTCCAGAAAAGTAATTACTTTCTTAAATAAAATGGGCTCAAATGGTTTCTTGGACAATACGGTTGGCGCAAGCCAGTATCGTCTTGATGTGACTAATATTCCAGGAAACTTTGGACATACAGTAACAAAGGTTAATACTATCTTTGGTGATTTGCATTTCGTCGCAGAACCCCTACTTAGAGGTCCGTGGGAAGATTATGCAATTGCCGTTGATATGAAGAATGTTGCGTATCGTCCACTTGCAGCCAATGGTGTCAATCGTGATACTTTCATCACTACAAACATTCAAGATAACGATGTTGATGGACGACAAGACCTCATTACCACAGAAGCTGGTATTGAGATTTCTCTTCCTGAAACACATGCTATCTTGAAGTTCTCATAGGAGGGCAAGATGGCTTTAATTGGACTTGTTGAAGGTGTAATTACTGATGGAACCACACATGCCTTAGACGCTGCATACAGTTATTGGACTGTTGCAAGGGAGAATGGTTTGCAGTATCTTTATACTACAGAATGGGACCCCACTGATACCGATGCAGAGTTTAGTTCTCCGGCAATTCCTGGTGATCTTATTAATGGCAGAATTATCACTGTTATGTTTTGGATTGGAACTGCTGGTGCAAACGAGACGGCTGGTTGGCAAATAGAGGGTTCGTTTGATGGTAAAAGTTGGGTTCGAATTGGAAGCGAACTCAGTGCAGACCTTGCGCCCGACGTGATAGGGGGGAAACTCTCTACGGTTGATTTGACAAACTATACCTTTCCTTGGTATAGAATGACTGCCAACGATGATGTTGCAGACTGTACGACAATTAAGTTTCAATATTATGTCGGTGGCATTGACAATAGTATAGTAAGAGAGTGGATTGCAGCGGGCAATAACACTAAAGTTGGTTTAAGTATAACCGGAGTTGGGAAAGACCCATCATAAATTAATTATGTATGCGTGGGGGCTTACACGCCCCTGCGCATATACCCTATGGAGATTAAATGAAAGCACGAAGTAAAGCACATACAATAACTTATATTGTTAAAAACGGGTGGCATTTTGATTTTAAGGATTATATCTTTGAAACTAAAGACCCAGAGAAGATAAAGGTGCTGGAGACAAAAGGTGTTCCCTGGACAATAGTGAAAGAAGATTTAACAGATACTCGACATAGACGAGAATTGTACAAAGTAGCAAAAGATAAGGGTTGGACAAAATCTTGGAATATATCTAAGAGAGACGACCTGATTAAATTTTTAGAGGAAATGGTGATACAAACCCATATGAAATCAGACAAGAACTAACCGACACCATGAATGAAAGAGCCTATGTCTACAGAGACGAAAAAAATCTTGTTGAAGGATTAAAGAAGGTACGTCAGCTAAAAGAACAAACATGGAAACATGTAGATGATAGTGCAAAAGAGTATAACACTAATTTCATAAATGTCATGGAGCTTGATTCTATGATTCGAACTGCAGAAATTGTTCTAATTGGCGCCATCAATAGAAAAGAATCAAGAGGAGCTCATGCAAGAACTGATTATCCAAAAC